TAAAAATATGCTGTTAACTAGGTACTATATCTAGTGGTACTACATATTGTGGTGTACCTAAAACAATAAAATAAGTAATATCTTTAAGTCTGTTGTAGTCAAGTAAAGTAAACATAGAGAATACAGCTAACCCTGTGTCATCCCTCCCAACCGATAACAAATCTGTTTATGACTTATTTAAATATTATGAAGTAATAGGCTTTGACCCTAGTTAGAATGGTCCTGCTAGTCCACTTTGTATGAAGTTTTATCAAGAATCCTTTTCTAAAAGCAGGAAGAATCCTCTGATTGTTTGTTAACTGTATCACATTAATTATTTATTTACAAGTTTCACAAAATAACAATATTGTGATATTATGTTATTGGGTTTCATGAGTGATTCTTTATTCATAATAGCCCTCCTTTCTGATTGATACGACAGTATAGCCCTCTAGCAATAGAGGGTTGTCGTATTAGAACCAACCCTTAATTACAAAAAAAATTTTTTTTACACACTTATTGGGGGGGTAGCTATAATGAAATAAGCACAAGAAAGTCTTGTGCTTAGGTAGAGATACCTAGAGAAAAGAAAAGGCTTTTCATCATATGACATTTGTGATTGTGTGTTTGATTAAGTTTGTTTCTTTTTCTTTCATAGAGTAGCGTAGGTGCGAGGACCTTTAACTGAGGACACAACTGCCTATAATACTCAGAACAGTACTGGACATACTGTACGTGCAGAACCTCACTTCGGTGAGGTTTTGTGGTATAGTACCAATAAGCAACAACAGGAGATAAAAATGCCAATGGGCAAAAAAGGGAAGAAAAAAAGATATTCTTCAAAAAGAATTACTAAGAGATAATTATGGCAGAGTATCAAGGTAAATCTGTAAGTCTTAATTCACCACGTGCAATTAAAAAAGGTGAACCTGGATATGGTCGTAAAAAATCTGTTGTCTATGTTAAAGATGGCGACAAAGTAAAAAAAGTAATGTTTGGTGACCCAAATATGAAAATACGTAAAGGTGATGCTGCTGCAAGAAAATCGTTTCGTGCTAGACATAAATGCGATACTGCAACAGATAAAACAACACCTAGGTATTGGAGTTGTAAAGCATGGTAGTAAGGAGATAATATGCCACATGGTTCAGGTAAAAATAGTTTAGTAGGAAATATACATAGAAGGCAACAAGCAGGTACTTCTAGGTCTAAGAAAAAATCTACTATATCTAAAAAAGCATACGCTGAAATGAAGCGTGGTTGGAAAAAAAAGAAATAATAATTGAAAGTACCATGTCCTGCTTGTCAGGAATATTTGCAGGTGGTCAAATTAAAATTAAAATGCAAAAACAAAAAGTGTAAAAATTATGACAAATAAAAAATTATGTTATGCAGCAGGTTGTCATAGACCATTACCACCTAAAGCTAGTAAGTATTGTTCTGAACGTTGTCGTAACAGAATTAACATGCAGAAAAAACGTGCTAGAAAAGCAGGTAAAGAATGGTCACAGCAAGATGATGTACTTAAAATACCTAGTAAAAAAACAAACGTACAATCACGTAGAGGTCAAGTATATAACGACATAGTAGAATCCGGTTTAGCTGCAGATATATACACAGAAAAAATAACAATGCAAGAAGTAGCTACAATACTTGGCACAACATCAGGTGCAGTATCTATGGCATACTCTGCATACGTAGAAGATTTAAATACAAAACAACAACAAGATGAGTGGTCATTACCACAGGTTGCAGAAAAAACATTAGCTGACTTTGATGATTTTAGACAAAGATATTTTCAAACAGAACAAGGTATAGCATACGAAACACCTGAGTTTCATAAAAAATGGATAGAACAAATTATGGACACTATAGAAAATGGTGGACAACATATGATATTGTCACCTCCACGACATGGCAAAACAGATTTGTTAATACATTTTGCTGTGTGGTTAATTTGTAAAAATCCAAACATACGTATTTTGTGGGTAGGTGGTAATGAAGAGATTGCTAAAAACGCATTAGGTTCTGTTCTTGACCAACTAGAGAGTAATGAATTATTAATAGAGGAAATATGTGGACCGGGTGCAAAATTTAAACCTACATCACGTACAGGTAAGTCTTGGTCACAAAATGGTTTTACTGTAGGAACTAGAACTGTAACAGGTATTAAGTCACCTACAATGGTTGGTATTGGTCGTGGTGGTAAAATATTGTCTAGGGATTGTGACATAATAATTGCAGATGATATTGAGGACCACAACTCTACTATGCAACCATCATCAAGAGAAAACACAAGAAGTTGGTGGACTACAACATTATCTAGTCGTAAAGAGGAACATACAGCTATGGTCGTTATTGGTTCTAGGCAACATTATGATGATTTATATTCACACTTACTAGAAAACGAAAGTTGGACTACAACTGTAGAAGAAGCACACGATACAGCTTGTAACTTACCTGATTGGAATGAAAATGACCACGTAGATTGTATGCTGTGGGGTGGCAAGAGAACATACAAATGGTTAATGGATAGAAAACGTGCAGCAGAAACTACAGGTGGTAGAGCAATATACGAAATGGTTTATCTTAATGTAGCTATGCCTGATGGGTTAGCTTTGTTTGACAGAGTAGAGATAGAAGCATGTCGTGACCAAAAACGTAATATAGGACACATACCACAAGGTACAAGATTAATAGCAGGATTAGACCCTGCATCTACAGGTTATCAAGCTGCATTTTTATGGGCATATGATTCTGTAGAAAACAAATTGCACATGGTAGATATGAATAACAGTTTAGGTGGTGGTATACCACAAGCGTTAAGTGTAATTAAAGAATGGTGGATGAAATATAATTTATCACATTGGGTTATAGAAGAAAATGGTTTTCAGAAAGCAATAAGACAAGATAAAAGTATCAGAGAGTTTGCATCAGGACATGGTATATTTTTAGAAGGACACGAAACATTTAAGAACAAGTTTGACCCTCTTTATGGTGTTACAGCTATGCGACCAATGTTTCAAGAACAAAATATTTCTTTGCCATATCTTAGCTTTGAAGCACAAGAGAAGGTAAACTTATATACAAGTCAGCTTGTGTATTTTAGTTCTGCGAAGAACAAAAGCAAAAGTGTGGGTACAAAAACTGACATAGTTATGGCAAGTTGGTTTCCAATGAGAGCCATAAGAAGAATGCAAAAGGAACGATACGCAGAGTTAGGATATGATTATAATCCTAGCTTTACAGGGTACGAACCTAGTAATATGGATGTAGATAATTGGAGTTAAATGCCATTAGATAGTAAAAAATTATACGAAAAAATAGATTACCTAAGAGTAATTAATCAAGAACAAATGATTGATAGGTCTAGGATTCGTGACATTATGAATGGTGGTGAAGCTGCAGTAAAAGCACTTCTTGGTAACTCAGTTAATGTAGAGTATCACGAACTACCTGCACCTAATTTATTTTTAACTGCACTAGAAAGATTTGCACAAAAATTAGGTAGAAGTCCTGATTTAAAAGTAGATATTATAAATGAAAAAGATAGCGAAAGAGCTAGAAAAAAATCAGAAAAACTAGAACGCATTGTTGTATCTTATGACAAATTTCAAAAATTACATATGCAGTTACCACAAGCTGCAAGATGGTTACCGGGTTATGGATTTATAGTATGGACTATAGGACATAAAAGAGATAAAGATGGTAATCCATATCCTTATGCTGAACTACAAGACCCATTTAGTTGTTATCCGGGTGTATTTGGTAATGACCAACAACCAAAAGAATTAGCAATAATTCGCAGAGTGCCACATACAATATTGGCAGAACAATATCCTGAAGCAAAAGAATATATATATCAACAGGCAGAAAATGATAATGGATTTCAAAACCCATATTCTGCTTTGCTAGATAGCACAGATAGAGCAGGTGGTTGGGCAAACTCTACAGGTCATGGCAAAGTTGTAGTTGAGTATAGAGATACAGAAGGAACATATGTATTTCTTCCTGAAAATAAAAAAATAATAGACTTTATGCCAAACATATTAAAGTCAGGACCTTGTTATGTAGTTGCTAAAAGATTTGCTTATGACCAAATGCAATCACAGTTTCATCACATAACAGGACTAATGGCAAATATGGCAAAAATAAACATACTAGGAACTATTGCTATGGAAGATGCTGTATTTACAGAAACTAACATAGTAGGTGAAATAGAATCAGGAAAATATCGTAAAGGTAGATTTGCTGTTAACTATTTAACACCGGGTTCACAAGTGTCTAAACCGGTCAACAATCTACCATACCAATTATTTCAACAAGTAGATAGATTAGAAAGACACTTGCGACTCGGTGCTGCATATCCTGTATCTGATGATGGACAATCTCCTAATTCTTTTGTTACAGGTAGAGGTCTTGAAGAATTAGGACAATCTGCATCATTACACGTTAGAGAATATCAAACAGTGTTAAAAGAAGCGTTGCAAGAAATAGATGCAAAAAGACTTGAATATGATGAGATTATGTTTGGTAATGTGCGTAAACCTATTGCAGGTAGGCATAAAGGTACATCTTACAAAGAAAGTTATACACCTTCATCAGACATATCAGAAGTTTATGAAACACGTAGAGTGTATGGTGTTATGGCGGGTTTTGATGAACCACAAAAAATTATTACAGGGTTGCAATTAAAACAACAAGGCATTATAGATACACAGACATTACAAGAAAACATGGATGGATTAGATAACATTACAAAAATACAACAACGTATATCTGCAGAAAAAGCAGAAACAGTTTTGTTTGAAAGTTTAATGGCACAAGCAGCAGAAGGTAATCCTAAAGCAACTATGGCAGCTATAGAGATAAGAAAAAATCCACAAAAGATGTCAGAGATATTAGATAAGTTTTATACAGCAGAAGGTGATGAACCATCTGAACAAGAACTAGCTATGCTAGGAATGGGTGGACCACAAATACCTGCAGGACCGGGTGGCGGATTACCGGGATTAGAACAAGTGTTAGGTTCTCTTGGTCAAGGAGGTCCAAGTGCCGGATGATTCTAAAAAATTTTTTGACATAATAAATCAAGAAGATTGGTCAGAAAATGTATTTACAGGTGTTGAAGATAATTCAAATATTGTGTACAAACAATTTGTAACTATACCTACACCACACCCACATTATTTTATTAACTTAGCTTTTGAGTACGAATACAATCCAACATTAGGAGATGATTTATTTGGCTAAATATAATAGAGGTAGAAAAAGTAAATCTATGCAGGAAGCAACTGATTTAACACAAGGCGGTGCATTTGCTGACATTGTTGCACCTCCAAGAAAAGAAGGCGACCCAACAGGACAAACTACAGCGTTAGAAAATCAAGCAGGTGCTATTAGTCCAATGCAAACAAGCACACCTACTCCACCTAGACCACAAATGCCTGTATCACCAATTAATATATCTGCACCTACTAACAAACCTGCAGAACCAATTACATCAGGAATACCAATAGGTGCAGGAGATAATGGACCTACACCTGTTCCTACAGATACAGTTGCTAATATTTTTAAAGCTGCAAAGTCAGTTTTACCTGACCCGATATGGGATGAGTTACTAGAAGCAGATTTTTAAATGGATAGAAGAGCTAATTTCTATCTGCCTTCACACTACAAGGAATCTGTAGCAGAACAATCTACACAAAATCTTAATGAGATTGCAAACTATCGTAGGGCAATAACACCTGATTTAGCAGCGACTATGCGTGATATGGCATATACATATCCATCTATGGATAAACGTTTAGTAGCATATCTACCTCTTATGGGATTGCAACCTGATGATGAAGATGTTTTAAAGATTGCACAAGTACAACAAAAAGCTATGGAGAAAAAACAACGTGTAAATGTGAAAACAGAAGTTAATCCACTAAAACGTGGCACACAGTTAGGATTCTTAGCTATGGATTCTGCGTTTCAAAATATATCAAGAAACTTTAAATCATCAGTTGTAGCAGCACAGCAAAGTGATAAATCACTACCTACAGCAATTATCGGTAATACATTAGCAGGATTAGTACCGGGAGAACAATTAACTGAAAACATACGTAAAGCTACATTAGGCAAAGAGTTTAACGAGAAATATAATGCAACAAAATCTGCATATGGTGAAAACGAATTTCGTAGAGCGTTAAACGAAGCAGGTGGTTTTGGTAAAGCATTTGGTATAGGTAGACCTGATAACCCACTTAACTTAGGTGTTGGTATTTTACCTAATTCAATAAAACTAGAAGATACAGAAGTATATAGTAAACAGATTAAATTAGGTAAGTCACCAACAGAAGCATATGAAATTGCTGCAGATGTCTATGGTAAACCTATTACAGATGAGTTTGAACGTGATGAGTATAGATATAAATATAAAACTAAAACAGGTGATGAGATACCTATATCACCGGGAAGAATAGTTGCAGCACAATTTTCACAAGAAGGAGATATTGCATACGCTTTAGCATCTACAATTATTGATGGTGCGTTTAGATTAGGTGCAGACCCTATAAACTTATTGCTTGGTTATGGTGGTGCTGCTAAAACAGCAGGTAGAAAAATTGTATCACAAGCAGAAGTAGCACAGTATGTAGATGATGCTGCGTTTATTACACGTGCAGTAAATACATTTAAACCTACAAAAGCAGGTAAAGAAGCACGTAGATTAACTTTTGGTAAAACTGCAGAACAGATTATGGATAGCAAGTGGGGTGATGATTTTATATCTGCACTAACAGAAAATGAATCTGTAGCTAGATTAAAAGATATACCAACGTTTGCAAAAGTAGATACACGTGTACTAAATCTATTAGCAACAGTTAAAAACAAAGAATCTATGCGTGAAATAGTTATGTCTTTACTTAAACATGGTGATTTGTCTGAACTTATGATTGCACCTTATTCAGGAACATTTGTAGGTAAAGAGATAGCTGAAGCAGCATACTCTACACCTATAACAAAATTACCAATGCGACAATCTGTTGTTGCTGATATGGCAAATGAGTTAAGTAAAAAGTATGCAGGTAAATCTGTAGACATAGCACCTATGAGAAGAAGTGCAGGTGCATTACTTGGAAAAATAAAAGATGACCCATTTAAAGGTGTAATAGGTATGGGTGGTTCTATAAAATATGCATTACCACAAAAAGTTAAAAGATTATTTGATTTAGCACCAAGTAGATTTGCATCTATAAATTACATATCAGAAACAATAGAAAACATAGATGGAATAATGATTGCATTAGGTGAAAATCAAAACACAAGAGATTATTACATACGTGAATTAATAGAAGCTAAAAACCAAGATGACATTGTACGCATAGTTAGGACTATGAACAACAGAATAAAAGCAAAAGTTATGAAAGATAATCCTGATTTACAAGATGAAAGTGAATTAGTAGATGGTGTAATGGATTTTATTAACAATGAAATATCTGAAAAAAGAAAATATTTTTATGATAGCGAAGGTCAACCACTAGCTTTTCCGGGAAGTAAGTTTAAATTTAGACCTGACAGAGTAGATGCAGAAGGTAACATATTAGAATCTACAGAGGTAGCATTACCTACAGCATTTTCTATGAGCCAATTTGCTGACAACTTTGTACCATTAATTGATTATCAAGAAGTTGGTAGAGCATTATCTAGTTTTAGAAGAATGGTCGGACCTAACACTACAGGATTAAGAAGATTGTTATCAGGTAAGTGGGGTAATCAAGATTATACATTAACACAAAAAATATTAGATAATGCAAAAATACCTACAAAAGCGTTAAAAACTAATTTACGTACAGGCAAACAAACACTTGCACCTACAGGTTGGTTAGAGTATATGTATTCAGATTTTATAATGCAACGTTTATTAAAACCATCTTGGATGTTAAGACCTGCACTAGCATTACGTGTACCACCTGAAGAAGCAGTACGTATTGCTATGTATGGTGGACCAAATGTATTAACACACCCAATACTAAGAGCATCACTTAATGGTGGTATAGGTTATGGTAAAGGTAAACCTACAAGTATTAGATTAGAAAATTCATTTGGTGAACAACTGTTTGCTACACGTATAGATGCAGATGAGATAGATTCTGTAGCAGAATTACTAGGCAACGTAGATATGGTAAAACAAATGGAAAATCTTAAATATGATGATATACAACAGATTATTAAAGTATTAAGACTTAATGTAAATCAATCAGGACAAGTTGGAGATTCGTTTATACAAAATGCTATTGATGGTGGTAATGCTACAGACTTTGCGTTTGATGAAATTATTGGAGATGTAAAACAACTTAAAACACAAAAAGTAAAACCTGTTGGTAATTTAGGTAACACATTACAATTTGTTGACCAAATAAAACCATTTGCAAATTTAAGTGAAATGGCAAATAACATATCAGTAATACCAAATAAAAAATACAGAAAAATAGTTGAAGTAGAAAATCAACAAGAAATGGTACAAGCTATACAAAATTATGCTAATAATCCATCTATACAAGAAGTATTAAAAAAAGCAAACCATGGACTATCTATACAAGTTAAAGAAGGTTCTGTAATTTTAAATGTAGCTGTACAACTTAATAGTGGAAGTACAGCAAAAGAAGCAGATACAATATTAAAAAATGCTTTAAGTATTGCAATAAAAGCACAAGAGCCAAAAGTTTATATAAGAGATGAAGCATATAATTTACTTGCAGATACAAATCCAATTAAACAATCAGCAAAATATTTAGATGGAGATGATGTATATGAAATATCTGTGTATGCACAACCTGACCCACGTATAGATAATGTAGATATAAATTCAGTTGTTAATAAAGAAGTTATGGAATATTTATTTAATAAGAATTTTGAAGTAGCTAAAAAAATAATAAGCAAAAAAGGTGGATATGCACAAGCTGCACCATCAGGTACATTTTTAAATACTACTAAAGAATATATATCTACTATGTCAGAACAAACATTAGCTTTAGCACTTAAACCACGTAGTAAACAAATAAGTTCAGCAGATGACTTTTTTATTATGGTTGACAAATATATGCCTGATGGAAGTATTAATCCACAATATTGGCGTGGTTGGATTCACGATATGATTTCTAAAGCAGGTGACCCACTATATGTTGTTGTAGCAAGAGATGGTGCAGATAAAGCGTTTGAATATTTTAAAGGTCCGGGTAAAAAATATATAGATGATTTAATTAAAAGAAGTGAAGATGTAGAAGCTAGAGAGTTACTTAATACTGAAGAAGGTTTAAGAAAGTATTTAAAATCTGCAGAGTATGAAATAGGTAGATTACAAGGTAATCCAACAATGAAGATTATGCGTGAAGGTGCAGAGATAAGTGAACAACAAGCTAGACAGCTTATAGAAAGTGCAGAGGGATATGTATTTCCTGATTACGAAGTAGATTTAACACAAGGTGCTGTAAAGGTACGTGAGTTTTTAGCAAATGGTGGATATATAGATGGAGAAGATTGGTTAGAGTTAGCACAAAAATATTCTGTAAATGGACAAAAAGGTAAAAAATATTTTAATAACTTTTTTAATAAAATAAAAGAAGTGTTTGATAAAGAAATAAGAGAGATGGATTTAGGTCCAAGGCGACAAGCATTTAATCAAAATCCTAATTTAAGTAAAGCAGGTACGTTAACAGGTCAAGCTATAGAGAGATGGGATGAAGGACTAGGTAATGCATACAACTTGTTATTAGCAAAACCATCTGATTATCTTAATCGTGACCCTATGTTTAGGTGGTCGTTTTATACATTAGCTGAAGATTTATTTCCATTTATGACAGAAGATGTACGTAAAGAATTTATGGTTGGTGCTAAACCTTGGATAGAAGGTAGTGAACTATACACTAACCTATTAGCTAAAGCTAAATCAACAGTATCAGAGAATAGCATTACAACACTAGAACAAGCAGAAACATTACTTAAATACAAAGCTATGGATGAAGTAAAGAATTTATTATATGCTAGTTCTGAAAGACACGTGCTATCTGATGTTATGTCATCATACGTACCATTTCCTGAAATATGGCAAGAGGTTATAAAGACTTGGGGTAAATTGTTAGTAGATAATCCTGCTAAATTTAACAGAACTCGTATTGCTATAGATAGAGGTAAAGAAGCTAAACCTTGGGACACAGACAATGCTTTCTTTACTACTGACCCTGTAACAGGCGAACTAATGTTTAATTA